CAGTACGAACTGCAACAAAGTTGAGTTGAATGAAGTTGATTGATCTTGCAGGCTGAATGAAGATATCTCCAACGAATTCATTTCTATCGATAACCTCACCAGTATTATTTGTATCATCACATACAACCTTAAAGTCATATATTCCTCTTCTACCTTGTACATCTCTCAAGAATGGTTCAATCAAAGCTGTAAACTGCGATCTTGTAAACTCATCATTGAATTCGAATAAAGTAAACTTGGCTGAAGTTGCAATTGATTTTTCTAGAACGATAAACAATCTTCTTACATTAATTCTGCTGAATGCTGATGAATTGAGAGTTAGAGTTTTATCACCAAACAATACAGTTCCTTGGCCTGGGAAGCTTACAACTGGATTGATTGCTGCAGTGTATAATGCATCTCTATCAGCTTTATTCTGAGATTGCATAGTTTTCACTACACCTCTATAAACTCCACGATTAAATCCTGCTGGAGAATACCAAGCATCTCTATCGTTTTCGCTTCTTACCATCAATCCTGCTGTATCTGCATTAAATGGTACATATCTGTACTTATCGTTATATTTATCGCTCATGTACTTATAGTTTGAATCTGCGAATGCATATGTGCTCGATGTAACATTGCTGAAGAATGCGATTTGATTTGCACTTGAACCGGCATCTCTATCTGCTCTCACATCTACCTCTCTAGGAGAAATACATGCAACAGCGTCTTTTCTTCCTTCCGCAAGATCAACGATATGAGAAACAATACCGTGTGCTGAGTCATCACTTTCAGCAACATCTGCTGCTTCGCCCTGTAGAATGAAACCCACATCTACATTTTCTGCATCTGCAAAATGATCAAATCCTGCTTGGAATTGTGCAACAGTAGGTGTGATACCTTCTTGTCCATTACCCATTGGTCTTCTAACAAATAGTTCTGTTCCATCACTATTTCCAGATTCCGACAATTTAGCAAAAGTTCTTGTGGATACCAATCCACCCCAATCGCCACCAGCAATCGGATGATTCATTATATGGACATATTTAGAGTTTGTATTGATGTAATCTACATAATATACACGAGCTCCATTTTCAGTTTTACCATCTGAAGCTTTTGACATATTTGTTAATACTTCAACATTTTGTGCTGAACCATCAGGATATACTTTTTGTACAACCATAGCAACACCTTGTGATAATTTTTTATTATCAGGTGTTCCAGCGCGATATGTTACACTGTTATCGATTGTGCCATCGCCTGCTCTCGGCGCACCAGCTAGTGCAGATGCAACTGCCGGATGTGCAGTTTTAAGACTATCAAATGATGTCTCATCCACTAAATAGATAACTAAGTCATTCGCCCAAGCGCCTGGATTTCTTGCAACAAATTCATGTCCATTTGCAGCAGCAGCTCCAAATCCAACATTGTCTTCGAAATGCGTGTCATTGGGTACATACATATTGTTTGCAAAAGTAAATGAGTTTGCATTTGCATTTCTGATAGTTGCAGTAACAACAGCACCGTCTGCTGGAATGGATGCAGTAGCAAATTCTACTCTTGAACCACTTCCAACAAGGGTATAGTGAGTTCCACTTGAAAGTGTAGTTCCGCCTGCATCTACGAGTTCTAATGTCTGTCCACCAGAAACATTTACTGCTGGATTTAATGTGAAGGATCTTCTAGCAGGAACAGTAACTGTTACTGTTTCACCAGTGAGCGGTAGATTTGATGTAAATGTGATTACATTGCTATTCGCAGCGACTGTAAAATCAGACGCTGAATAAGCACCATCAGCTGATGAAACTGCAGTTACTAATGAGTTTGTCACTGCATATGTGCCTGGAGCTTCAGATACTAAGAATGCTGCCTGTTGAGCAATACTAATTACAACTTCATCATTGTCGTTTGCAAACAAACTAATTGCACTATCTGCTGGCGCAGTAGCTGCTTCATGTACCGCAACTGTTGAGAGCGTTGGCATATAGAATACTTTATATAGTTTGTGATCAGTTTCTGAACCAGCAGACATTGTAATATCTGTTCCGCCAGTATTTGTTGAATATGTATATGTGTCGCTAAGAACAACATCTGCACCAGAAACACTTTTTACATAGTATGTTGTCGAATTAGTAAGTCCAGTTGCCTCTGGTGTTCCAGAGTCTTTGTATACTACAACATCACCCTGTGCTAGTCCATGACTTGCATTAGTTAATGTGATTGTGTTTCCAGCAATAGCTGATGCATCGAACTGACTTCCATACTTTTCGAAGTAATGTCCATGTGATGCTCCAGTTCCACCTGCTCCAGAGTCTGCAGCGTTTGCATCTGTCTGTCTAGTGTATAATGGAGAAAAGAAACCGCCAGTTGTGAATTGTGTTCCAGCAGTTGACCACGCCTTGTTTGCATCTGAATGTATATACCATGGGCCGGAATTTGAAGTATTACCGATCTCATCAGCTAATGAAATCTTAGTTGTTCCGCCGTTTGCACTACCAGATTCGCCAAGTGACCAACGAGATGCTGGTAATATACCACCAGTTTCTCCTGTACCTCTGATTGAAACTGTGATATCTGACGCAGCAAGATCTCTTAGATTTGTATCAGTTCCTGCTGCAGCTCCGTTTGTTGTTACTAGTGTAGAACCATCGGTTGCTAATCTTGGAAGTAGGTATTGTGAGTTAACACCTTGAAATAGGTCAAATGCTGACATAGTTCCAGAAACTGCAGTAGTTATTGTTTGTGCAGATGAACCATAGAATGCTGTAGAAGATTCTGCAGTTCCTGTTAATGTTTGTGTTCCTGCTACAGCGGCTGAAACTGTTACTTTACCAGATACCGCATTTAATGTTTTATTAGCGTCACTGACTGCTGTATTATTTGCAACTCTTACAACTTTTATTGAGGCTGAGTATGCTAAGAAATTGGCTGCAGTGAACCAAGATTTGTAGTTTGTATCATTTGGCTCGCCAAAAATTGATTTCAACTGCTCTTCGCTGGAGACTTCTACGATTTCCCCGATAGGGCCTTTAGAAAATCTCCCAACCATAGCACCGATATTAGTGACTAAGGCTGGAACGCTTGTTGATGCATCAATTTCAGAAACGTTAACGCCAGGACTTACTTGGAATGCCATTTTTTTATCTCCTTCGATTTAATTTATAAAGTTATTTTCTATTTATTTATAAAAATTCTAAACTCACCATAAATACCTAATTCATGACATACTCATACCATCAGCAGTCCACACATCTCCAGCATCGTCAACAAAAACTTCTGTATCATTCGATGATGTAATAAACCCAAACGGTAACATATTTTCTTCTAAATGTTTTAATCTTTCTTCATATATTTCTTTTCTGGTATCTACATCACAAAGTTCTTTGAAAAAGTTGTCAGTTGTCATCCATGAAAATAAAATAAGCGTATCAACTAAATCATCAAATTTACCAGCCTCTGCCTCATATTTATGACCTTTAGAAATAAAAGATGTTAATTCATTTATAGTTTCAAAATCTTTAATAATTAATTTGTCTTCTTCGATAAGACTTTTCATATTCATACAACCAATTTTTTTGGTTGATTTTGTTGTCCTAATTCCCATTGTTGTGGATTTTCCTGAAAATCCTGAAGAAATACTTTGTCCTTTTCTAGTGTCACTGCTGATACTTATGATATTTTCATATTCCATTTCATGATATAGGATATCACTAATCTGTTGGCCAACATCATTAATTTCTACTAGAACGAATGCTTCGTTATAGGTTTGCGCCATTCTTCTTATAATTGTAGGATACACCATTGGGGGAATGTTATTTGATCTATATGTAACAACTTGTGTATATGGAACTTGCGTGGCATCAAAAATGGAAAAAGCAGAATAGTCTCCACCTCTACCTCTTGCAACATCTACTGTCAGGAAATATACACCATCTTTCTTGGGAAATCCATAAATTTTTAAATTCCCGTCCTCTGCAACTTTTCTTGGATTTTTATATGGCATGTTTTTGAGTTTAGTTACATTAATTAGAGTGTTTGTACTTCCCAAAAATTCTGTATCAAATTCTTGTCGAAACTGTTCAGCGCTAGTATTCTTGATTGTTGTCTGTTTCCATTTTTCGTCACGGCCAGGAACTTCGCTCCAGTGTACTGAAATAGGATTGTATGTATTTCTACCTTCTTCTGCGTCGACCCATAGCTTATAAAAGTGGTTCATACCCTGTGGAGTAGAAACAATAATAACTTTTGTAGATTGTCCAGATGAAATTGTAGGATATACTGAGTTAAAGAATTCTTCTGCCATTTCATTAGGAACAAATGCGAATTCGTCTAAGAACAAAATATTAAATGAACCACCACGAATTGCACTAGAAGAAGTTGCGGCCGCCATAACCTTAGCGCCATTCTCTAATTCAATATTACCTTTGTTCCATGTGACAACGCCCTGCTGTAGCCACTTAGGTAGGTGCTCATATGCCATCTGCAATCTACTCAGTAGTTCTCTAGCAGTTGCGAGTTTGTTTGCAAGCAATGCAACAGATACATCTTTGTTAAACAGGATATAATGTAAAAAGAATGCAATACATGTAATAGATTTGCCAGACTGTCTACCAATTTTACAGATGGTAAATCGATTGTCGGTAAAAGACTCGATCATCTTTTCTTGAAATGGATATAATTCAAAATTTACAAGTCCTAAATCAACATTAACGATCTTAACATATTTTTTAACAAAGTATACAGGGTCTTCCAT